CTAAGTTGAAACTTATTGTTGATGAGTTGGAGTCAGAGGTTTACTCTGATCCACAGGCATATAAGTATGATACTAAATATGATATTCCTATTGCAGACTATGATGAAGTATTCAATGATGATGATGGGTATCCAGACTAATGTATGAAGAACTAGACACATTTGAGAGAGCACTACAACACTTTGGAACAAGGGTTGAGTGCTTTACTGCCATGGAGATGGGTGGTAAGATTAGTGCTGAGGATGCTTATCAAGCAATCAAAGCAGAACTTAGAGAGCTTAAAAAAGTTAGGAAAGCAGAAAAGAAATGAATCATCATGCAACTCTTTTATCAGTAACACCAGATGCTGAAAAGCATATTGCTTACTGTGCTCGTGTTTCAAATCCTAAGAATCAGGACAATGATTCCTTTGAGGGTCTTCTTAAATACTGTATCAAGCACAAGCATTGGAGTATTTTTGAGCAAGCATTTATGACCCTTGAGTTGTCCACAACCAGGGCAATTGCTGCACAAGTCCTTCGTCATAGGTCTTTTACATATCAAGAGTTTTCTCAAAGGTATGCTGACTCCTCACTTTTGGGTAAGACAATCCCACTTCCAGAGTTGAGAAGGCAGGACACAAAGAATCGTCAGAACAGTACAGATGATTTGGATCCTTTTGAAAATCAGAAGATGCAGATTCAAATGCAGACCCTGTTTGATTCCTCCATGGCATTATATGAACAGATGCTTGATAGGGGCGTGGCAAAGGAGTGTGCTCGTAATGTGCTTCCTATGTGTATCCCTACTAAAATGTACATGAGCGGTTCAATTCGTTCATGGGTTCATTACATAGATCTGAGATCTGCTAATGGTACACAGAAGGAACACATGAACCTTGCTAACTCCTGTAAGGAAATCTTTGTTGAACAGTTTCCTACTATTTCCCAGGCACTTGACTGGTCTTAATAAATAAAAATACTCTGAGGTAACTTTATGGCAACATACCCTGTTCTAAACAAAGAAACTGGAGAACAGAAGGAAGTAAGTATGAGTGTTCATGACTGGGATCAATGGAAAATTGATAATCCTGAATGGGAACGATATTTTACTCCTGAAAATTCACCAGGCATGGGAATTGAGGTTGGTGAATGGAGAGACAAACTTGTGAATAAAAATCCTGGATGGGGTGAAGTTCTAAAATCAGCAGAAAAATCAGGAGGTATTTCAGGTAGACTAGCAAGAACCAGAAATCTGGGGACAACTCAAGGTAATGATTAAATAGTAGTATGCCAAGAAAAAGTAAAGCAGGAATTGGAAGCACTAATAATCCAGTGCCTTTTGGAATGAGCAATAGAGTCATGAAAAGAAAGAAACCAATCAATCTAGATTACATTAAAAAGATTGAGGCACTCACCGAAAATCAGCAACTGTATTTTGATGAGTACCATAGAGATCAGAATACCGTCGCATACGGTTGTGCTGGTACAGGTAAGACCTTCATCTCCCTCTACAATGCCCTTCTAGATGTTCTAGACCAGAAGACACCTTACGAGAAGATCTACATCGTGAGATCCCTCGTACCAACCAGAGAGATTGGTTTCCTTCCTGGGGATCATGAGGACAAATCAGACATCTACCAGATTCCCTATAAGAATATGGTAAAGTATATGTTTGAGATGCCTGATGACAATGCTTTTGAAATGCTGTATGCTAACCTTAAGGCACAGGGCACCATAAGTTTTTGGAGCACATCCTTTATCAGGGGGACAACATTTGACAATGCTATCCTACTGATTGATGAGTTTCAGAATCTGAACTTCCACGAACTTGACTCAATCATCACAAGGGTTGGTGAGAACTCCAAGATTCACTTCTGTGGGGATGCCACCCAGACTGATTTAGTCAAGACAAATGAAAAGAATGGGATCATTGATTTCATTCGCATCCTAAAGAACATGCCTTCATTCAGTATGGTAGAGTTTGGACCAGAGGACATCTGTAGAAGTGGTCTGGTCAAGGAATACATTGTAGCAAAACATGAATTAGGTATGTAATGTTTACACACATTGAAGTTGATTATCCTAGTCTCACAAGAGAGACTATTGACGGTGTAAGATACTATGACACTCCAAACGGACAAAAATTAGTTTCCATCACTTCCATTATTAGTCATTACCAACGTGAAATCTTCAGGGAGTGGAGGGCAAAGGTAGGTAATGATGAAGCAAACAGAGTCACCAAACAGGCAACATCTAGGGGCACAGACTTTCATAGTCTTGCTGAGTCTCATCTTCTTAACCGCGAACTACCTAGAGTCCAACCACTTTCGCAGTACCTTTTTGTACAGGCAAAACCTACCCTGGATAAGATAGATAATGTTCATGCTATTGAGCAGTCACTATTCAGTTATGAACTGGGTGTTGCTGGTAGTGTGGATTGTATTGCCGAGTATAATGGTGAGTTGGCTGTCATTGATTTTAAGACAGCAAAGAAACCCAAACCAAGGGCATGGGTGGATAGTCATTTCGTACAATGCGCAGCCTATGCTTGCATGTTATATGAGATGACTGGTATAATGGTTAAGAAGTTCGTTATTATTATGACATGCGAGGATGGAGAGGTGAAGGTCTATGAAGAATATGATAAGCGTAAGTACATCAACTTACTCTCCAAATATATTAGAGAGTTTGTTGAATATAAGTTATCAGATTATGCCACAGTCAACTGAAGACAGCATCAATAAACTTATAGAGAATAAGTTCTATTCCTCAAAAAAGTTTGCTGAGGAGATAGAGAGCATTGCTCATGAGAATAAGGACATGTCCTACATTGATGCTATTGTCTTCTTCTGTGAGAAGAACAATGTGGACATTGAATCAGTTCCTAAGTTGATGTCCAAACCCCTGAAAGAAAAATTGAAGTGTGAGGCAATGGAACTAAACCTCCTCAAGAAAACTAGTCATGCTAAACTCCCATTATGATTCCCAAGGTGACACCTTTTGATGCTTACAAATCCTATCTTGGTCTAAAGAACCACTTTACAAGAGAAAAGTATGACTACCATAGATATGGTGGTAAGTCACGTGCTTCTTTGGAAAGCTTTTACAAAAGACGTGACAGATATTTTTTTGAAAAACTAAGCAGACAGAAAGATGATACAGAAGTGGTGGAGTTTTTTGTTAGTAATTTTGTCAGTTGCGATGATCCACAATCTCTTTGGATTGGAGAGATTGTCAGAAACGGAGAACAAAACTACACAGACTGGAAAAAAAGATTACAATCCCTGAGTTACACATTCAGGTCTGAGATTGAGAATGTCTTTATGGATAAAAACTTTGATAATATGTTTCTCATTGAGGGAACAAGACATCCACAGATTATCAAAGAACACCTTGCTAAAAACATTTCTCTTGAATCCCTTGTTCTCTTAAATAAGATTATAGGATTTAAGAATAACTTTGACAAAAAGTTAGATGATCCAGTATGGAAGTTTCTTTCAATGAGAATGTCCAAGTATGATTCTTTCCTACATATTGATGTCATTAAGTATAGAAAAATTCTTAAGAGTATAGTAGTATGAGCTTCTTTCAATCAGAGTTTGTAAAAAAGGAGATGCAAGCAATCACAGATATTCAGGAGAAGATCTATGAGAGCGTATTCAAGTTCCACACCATGAATGTGGAGGACAAACTTGAGCACATTGAAATGCTTGAAGAACTCCTGAACAAACAACAAGTCCTCTATACCAGACTGAGTTTATCTGATGACCCAGCAGCAAAGGAGATGAAGGAAAACGTGATGAAGGAGGCAAGGATGATTGGTTTCCCTGAGAACACTGACCTGCCTACCGTCTTCAAAAACATGACCATGATGATTGAGAATATGAAAAAGACCATCAAGGAAAGGGGTTGACAGACCCGCCTAAATACCCTATATTAGAGGCTGCCTGATCCTCTTCCAAGCAAAAGGACACAGACCAAATACATCCAATACGGAGAATACAACAATGTCTTTTAAAGACCTTAAAAAGCAGTCCTCACTTGGATCGCTGACTAATAAGTTGGTGAAAGAAGTAGAGAAGATGAACAACACTGGAGGAGGCGCAGATGAGCGACTCTGGAAACCAGAAATGGACAAGTCAGGTAACGGGTATGCAGTTATTAGATTCCTGCCTGCTCCTGAAGGAGAAGATCTTCCTTGGGTAAAACTCTTCTCTCATGCCTTCCAAGGACCTGGTGGATGGTATATTGAAAACTCCCTGACCACAGTGGGAGGAAAGGATCCTGTTGGTGAACTGAACAGGGAACTCTGGAACAGTGGTAATGATAAAGACAAGGACGTTGTGCGTAAGCAGAAGCGCAAACTGTCCTTCTATGCCAACATTTATGTTGTCAAAGATCCTGCCAACCCACAGCATGAGGGAGGAGTATTCCTCTACAAGTTTGGTAAGAAGATCTTTGACAAGATTATGGCTGCCATGCAACCTGAGTTTGAAGATGAGACACCCATCAATCCATTTGATTTCTGGCAGGGTGCTAACTTCAAACTGAAACTGAAGAAGAAAGATGGTTACTGGAACTATGACTCCTCAGAGTTTGCTAATCCTGAACCACTCCTGGATGACGATGATGCCCTTGAGGCACTCTGGAAGAAGCAGTATTCACTCTCTGCTTTCACCGCTGCTGATCAATTTAAATCCTATGATGATCTGAAGAAGCGTCTTGATTATGTCTTAGGTAAAAAATCAACACGACTAGCAGAAGCACAGGAGACTGAGTATGATAACTATGCAGCAACAGAACAAAAGAGTGTCAGTGAAGAAGAAGTCATGCGAAAGCTTGAAGATTCTTACAAGGCATCAAAAGTTACTGATGCAGCACCCTCTGTTGATGACAATGATGATGACGCTATGTCTTACTTCGCTAAACTTGCAGACTCCTGATCAGTAGAGATTAATATTCTCTCCTTTTACTAGGTTGCTGTTGACATACTGAGAGCTTCCAGAGTTATATGATACTAACTCTCTAAGTTCCTCAGTTATTTGACTAATCAAGGAGTCATCAAGAATAAATATACTTCTTTTTCTATCTTGTATCCCTGTCTCATACTCAAAATTTGTAACAGCAACATTAGTATCTGTAACAATCCTTTCATTATTTAATGAAGGATCAAAATAAGTAAATGTATAATCAGAGGGGACTTCAATCCCCTTTTTTAGTATCACAAAGGTATCAGAAGAATCTTTTACTTCCTTTGTTTCATAGTGATGTATGTCATTAAAATTAAGTGAACCATATTTTCTATTCATATATTTTTCAAATGTATCATTAGTCATAGGCCACTCATCTTGAATGTTGATCACATTATTAGATAAGAGTATTACCCAATCAAGGTCAGGATTATTATATACCTTCTGAGCAACCACATCAGGTCTATCATTACCTTCTATGGTGTACTTCTCAAAGTTAGTTAGATCTTGAAATAAATCACTGTTTAGTTTAACCCTTGTGAATAGGTTCTTGACCTCTGTGTAAGAGGATATGTTCTGCTCACCAGGGATCCTGTTTACATAATCAAAGTTTGGAAGATAGGAAAAATAGACTGACATTTTAGTAACCCATGTTGTTGTGAGAGTTAAAGTCACCAGCATCACCACCCTCATACTCATCAGCATAGATTGGTTCTATCTCACCAAATGACATCTGAACATCATACTGTGTGAGTGATCCATCCTCATAGGTCATGTATGAACCATCAGGTGTATAGTTCACATTGAATGACTGCATTGCCATTGGTTTGAATATATTCAGGTATGGGTGAGCATCCCCAGCATTGGGACCATTTGAGTTGTAGATATATTCAACACTGAATACATTGGGAGTGAGAAGGAAGAGGTTTGAAGTTGATCTTTGAACCGCCATGTTCTTCTTGAAGGTTCTAATAATCTGTTTCACTTCCTGTGCCTCTTCAGGACTCCTAGGAGTGAACCTAAAGTTAAAAGCAAATGTCCTAAGATTAGGACCCTTGAATAGGAGTTCAAGGTTAGGATTCATTGTAACACCAGCACTCCTTCCAAGAACATTTGCTCCCACTGCCTGACCAGCAAAATATGCGATGATTGCTGGACCTGTTGAACTATCTTTAATAGCATTTCCTAGATCAGTTCCTAGTTCACCAATAACACCACCTATCACATTACTCGCACCTTGAAAATCAAGACCCATTAGACTTGCTACAGCTTCAATACCACCAGAAGCAGCCTTAGCACCAAGCATCTGTATGGGGTTGATCATATCACCACCCCATTGAACAGCATTAGACTCAGAGAAGTTAGGTTGCATGGGGAGAATGATTGTCTCAAGTTTCTTCGCATCCTTGATCAATCTTTCCTTGGCACTCTGTCTTCCTGCTCCTAGACTTAGTGATGCCCTACCACCTGCTGTATATTCATAGGCAGTGATTCTAATAAAATCATATCCAAACTGGGTGGGAACCTCCTTGGGATATCTTAATAGTTTATTATTGTTTATTGGATAACCCCTTCGTGTAAATGCTGCGGCATTCTGGTCCTGAATACCATACTCAACAGCAGGAGTCACAGCACCATCTGTTCCATATCCAGTATTTAAATCAAAACCAAGATCTATAGGATCCGTGAAAAAGTTATTAGCATCTGATACGTAGTCAGATGAGTTTTTAAAATAATCTATTGTACCAAATTTTTTAAACGATTCGTTTAAAACTTTTTGATGTGATTCAGATAATACATTTTGATATTGACCAAAGGTTGCTAAATCAGTCTCACTGAAAAAACTTTCATTGATTGTAAAATCTTTTACATCTACCTTACCATCCTTATCCCTGGTCTGTATTACTGTATCTATACCTTTTACCCTCTCAAAAGTTTTGACCGTGCCAGTGTTGGTATTTACCTGTGAGTATAATCTTTTCAGTTCCTTCTTTTGTTTATTTGATAAATCACCATACTTCTTCAGGAGAAAAGAAGTCTCATAGACATCATCGTTGGGGAAATCAGCATCAACTACTTTATTCCAATAGTTTTTGTTGTTATTAGTTTTCGCCATTGACAACACCTACGTCTAGTTATTTATCCTGAAATATTGATATGGGATTGACCTAGCATCTCTTAACTCAAGTGGGTAGATGACATGTAGATTGCCAACCACCTCATCCCAGGTATAGTTTCTAAATTTACCCCAATGATAATTTAATCCCTTGAATCCCCACCTATCTACAGACACACAGGCAATCAGTGGATTCTGATCGTATCTAATCCTTGGTGTCTTGGGTTGATATACAAAGGTGTAGTATCTCCCCACATCTGGAACAACTTCTGTCTCCTCAAGCACTTCCAATAGAGCAATCATTCTATCATCTGCTGTGGATTGATTGATGATTTCATCAACCACATACTCTAACCTATTTTCTGCGCTTTCTAGATACTCCTCTTGTTCCATAGTTCTTCCTAGTATGATGTTTTTCTGGGAAGATTTGATTCTCCGTCATTATCTGAAACTCAATACCATTATCTTTGGCAAACTCTGATGCTGCCTTCCACTTGGCTTTATTTATCTCAAAGGTCGCACATTCATAGAGATAAGACTTTGTAACCCTGCTTTTCTTTACAGGTGGTTTGGTCTGCTTGTCTGGTTTTATCTCAATGATATACTTTTTACCATCTGCTTTTTCAATCAAAAAATCAGGGTAATAGCGATGGGGTCTACCATCTGCTGGACTGATGTAAGGAATACTAAACTCCTCTGATGCCCACTTAACTATGCCTGGATTAGTATCACACTCCTTACA